CTTACCACAATGACCAAGGTGCATAATCAGCAATCATTGGATATCCGCGCATGACGCTGATGATTTTTGTATTGATTATCTTGGAAGGGGGGCGGCCAACTGGCGAGGAGTTTTATTTTCGTGAGCTTACTAGCTGCCTTGAGTTTTCGGATGCCTTAAACGGCCAATCAATCAGCTTCCCGCTCGGTGGGCGCAACAGGTTCTTTGAGTCATATTGCCGCGTTAGGGAAATCCCCACCAGCGATGCGGGCGTTAAGATCATTTTCCGCGATCCTTCACGCGCCAAATCCGATTAATCTTTCTTGCCCCTCATGTGCCTGCGCACATGGTTATATACCGTGCTGGGAGCTATGCGCAGGTCACGCGCAATATCAGCCTGCGGCGCCCCTGCATCGTACATTTTGCCAATCTGCGCTTTTTGTTCTGGGCTAAGCGCTGTTGGCTTTTCAAACGTAGGCGGGCCGCTCCAAAATCTAGGCAGGTTATCCAAGGCACGTACAGCGCGTAAAAACGTATCAGCCGCCATGGTTAGTTACCCTTACGTGGATCATCGCCCAAGCTGAAGCGCAAATAAAAAATAGCCTTTTGCAAATCCTCATCTGCTTTCATGCCATCGCCCTTACGGCCAGCGCGGAACTGGTATTTGAAAGCGTTTATGCGGCAATAGGTTTCTACAGCAGCCTCGCCAAAGGCCGCCACCATTGCATCCAAACACTCTATTTCTTTTTCGCCATCTAGCGCTTGGTAGTGTGATGGCTGGTATACAGGGTCGTGTTTTTTGCTCATGTGTCCTTCAAAAATGTATCAGTCCATTCAGCTTGGGTAGAGGGCCAAGCGTTGGGAAACTTGTAACAACCGGCATCCCCGGCATCATTCATAGCCTGCCAAACCTTGTGGTAAGCAGTTACCCGACGGGCATCGCCCTCGGTTTCGCTAAGTTTGTGGGCTTGGTTCTTGAAGTTGGGGTAATCGATACCCTTTACCTCAATAGCCATAACCTCTGCCACGGCATCTTTGGTTAGCACAGCCCGGTAACAATAGTCGTTTTCCGGGGTGTACCGCACTTCAGCTTTGTCCAAGCCAAACACCTTTTCAATATCACCCTTAAACCGCGAGCGCACAACAAGGTGTTCGTCGTTATCGTAATGTTCAACGATGCTAAAGAAAGCATCAGTAAGGCATATCCACATATTTCCTCCGTTCTAAAGCCAGTGGTGGCTTGCGGGCACTATAGCGCCATTGGCTACACTTAGCAATATCTACTATTTGCACTTGTCATGTAGTGCCAATGGTTATATAAATGCACATGACAACCGGCGGTTGGTCGGTTTGCGGTGCAGACTGAACAGGAAAACTATAAATGGCTTTGAAACCAAAGTATAAAAGCGCAGATGATGTTCCATCTGAGCTAGCAGGGTTCTATACTGAGCAAGATGGCGAGTTCGTTTTACAGGTTGATGGCCTAGTGCCAAAAACTACAGTTGACGAGTTCCGTAGTAATAATATAAAACTGACGAAAGAGCTTGCTAAGTTGCAAGAAAGTTTCGGTGGCGTAGACTTACAGGAATACCAAGAGCTAAAGACGGAGCGTCAAAAGCTCGCGGATCAAGAGTTGATCGAATCCGGTAAGTTAGATGAGTTACTAAGCCAGCGTACAGAACGCTTGCGTACCGACTACGAAAGCCGGTTTGAGAAAATGCAGCGCGAGGCGCAAGAAGCCCTCGACAAAGCAAGTGGCTACGAAAATCAGTTCAACACGATGATCGTAGAAAACCAGTTAAAGGATGCGGCGCTTAAAAATGGCGTCCGTCCAGAGGCCATCGCAGATGTGCTGGCTCGGGGGCAATCCGTATGGAAGCGCACCGAAACCAACAGCATAGCTGCATTTGATGGAGATACGCCATCATACGGAAAGAAGGGTACTAACCCATTGACCGTTGATGAGTGGTTTGAGGGGCTACAAGAACAGGCGCCTCATCTATTTAAGACCTCGACAGGCAGCGGCGCTGCTGGCGGGGCAGGTTCACAAGGCAGACGGCTAAGCCGTTTCGACCAAGATGCCTTGAACAGTAACCTAGAAGCTATTGCGGAAGGCCGCGTAGTTCTTGGCGATTAAGTTACGCGGAGTGTAACGCCCAAGCCCGGCGGGATTGGTTGGAAACCAAAACCTAAACAATTTCGGAGTAAGTACCATGGCGAATACCATTTCAAATGTGTTGCCTAAGATCCTTGCTCGCGGGCTTTTAGCACTCCGTGAGCAGGCTGTGATGCCTCGCATCGTAAACCTCGACTACAGCAGCGAAGCTGCGCAAAAGGGCGACACTATTGATGTGCCAATCCCTTCAGCGCTGGCTGTTTCAGATGTTACCCCTAGTAACGTTTTGGAAGCGCCTGCTGATAGCGCACCTAGCAAGGTGCAAATCGCACTTAACAACTGGCGCAAGGTGAACTTCCACCTTGATGACAAGCAGTTGGTTGAGATTGACCGCAATGCGCATTTCATGCCCATGCAAATGTCTGAAGCTGTTCGTGCAATGGCAAACGACATTAACTTGTCCATCTTGAACAAGTACAAGGGCATCTATGGCTTTGCTGGTACAAGTGGAACCACGCCGTTTACCAGCGATGTATCTGCTGCAACCACAGCGCGCCAAGTTCTTAACGAGCAAAAAGCACCACGCGATAACCGCCGTATGGTTCTGGATTTTGCTGCTGAAGCCAAAGCTTTGGCACTGGCAGATTTCCAGCGCGTAAACGAAAGCGGTGATATTGGTGTTAAGCGTGAAGGTGAGATCGGGCGTAAGTTCGGCTTCGACATCTTTACTGATGACCAAGTGGTTACCCATACCGCTGGTGGTTCTGGCACGCCGTTAGTTAACGGTGCGTTGAGCGCTGGCGTCACTTCTGTAGCAATCGATGGCCTTTCTGGCACCGATGGCTTCGTTGTGGGTGACGTTTTGACCTTCGCAGGGCATACCCAAACCTACACTGTAGCAACTGCACCTGCTGCCTCTGGTGGCGCGCAGACAGTAACCGTTTCGCCTGCTATAGCGGCAACTGTTGCTGACAACGCTGCAATTACGGTTAAGGCAAGCCACATTGTAAACCTAGCGTTCCACCGCGATGCATTCGCGCTGGCAATGCGTCCGTTGGCTGGTGAGACTGCTGGCGATGCTTATGGCTCACAAATTGTGGCTATGACTGACCCGCAAACCGGCCTTTCTATGCGTCTGGAAGTGTACCGCCAGTACAAGCAGGTGGTGTACGAGTTGGATGCCCTATGGGGTGTTGAGCTTATCCGTCCAGAGCTTGCGGCTCGTATCGCAGGCTAAAGCAATGCGCAGGGTGACTGTTGCGGGTGCGGTAATTCGCATCAGTCACCTTGCCATTTCTAAGGTGAAGCATGGAAAAAACTGAAACAGTTCAAGTCTGGAAAGACGGCGATTGCGCCCTTGTCGATGCAGACGATAAACAAAGGTTTCTGGACGCAGGTTGGAGCGAAAAAGCACCCAGCAAGGCCAAGCAAAAAGCAGCGCAACCAGTTGCGGATGAACCGCAGCCCGATGGCGAGGCAAATGTTCCAGAAACTCTTGATGAAAGCGCAGCTTCGGAAGCACCGAAGCCTATAAAGCGGGGGCGCCCGCGCAAGAGTTAAGGAGCGGCAAGCATGCCGGTAACTTTCGTTGTCGAAAATGGCACGGGTATAAGTAACGCCAACGCTTACACAAGCGTTGAAAGCGCTAATACCTACAATGACCAGCACCCACATGGTGACAAGTGGGTTACCTATGGTACTGCCGATAAGCAGCGAAGTATCATCATGGCCACACGCTTGCTAGATGAGGAAGTGAACTGGCACGGCAACCCAACATACAACCTTGCCAGTAGCGTTAGCAGCAGCAATGTATCAGCCAAGGTGCAGTATTTGCGCTTCCCGCGTAGCGGCATGGTTGACCAAGATGGCTACACGCTAGACCACCAAAGCATCCCCGCCTTTTTGCAAAACGCCACGGCAGAGTTGGCTAGGTATTTGGCCGCAAATGACCGCACGGCAGAACCAGACACGCAGGGCTTCGGTTCAGTTAAGTTGGGCAGTCTTACGGTTGGCGTCGATAAGTACGATCAGCCACCCATTTTGCCGCGCAGTGTAATAGCAATCATCAAACCCTACGGCACAGTTCGGGGCGGCGGTATTGCAATGGTACGGAGGGCTTAATGGCTTACGCAGAGCATGATTTTGAATGCGACCAAGGCAGCACGTTCCAGCAGTCGGTTACCTATCAATCTACGCAAAGCGATGGCAGTTTAGCGGCAGTAAACCTTGCGGGCTATAAAGCGCGCATGGACATACGCTATGCGCTAACCAAAGAGGCTGATAGCGTTGTTGAACTGAACCACACCAATGGACGCGCCACCATAGATGGCACGGGATCCACTGGCAAAGTTAACCTGTTGATTAGCGCGGCAGATACAGCAGCGCTCACGCCGGGCACCTATTTTTACGATTTGGAGGTATTTACAGGCTTGGGCAATGCCGGGTTTGTAGATCGTCTTATCCAAGGCAAATTCACGGTAAGCGCGGAGGTAACAAATGTCTGATAAAACAGTTGTCATCACCAGCGAAACGGTCAAAGTAAACACAATAGGTATCCAAGGCCCAGAAGGCCCAAATACCATACTTGGCAAAAATGTTGCGGATGGCACGGTAACAGCTAACGGCAGCATCATTAACTACAACAGCACCACAGATAAGTGGGAAGCGACAGTAGCGCCAACAGGTTTAACGATAGGTGGGGGCAACTTTTGAGCAAGGCCCAGCAATACGAACCAGCGCTGGTAATCAGCGGCGATATGGAGCGGAAGGTAATTCTTAACCAGTTGCTAAAGGACTACCAGTTTAACAAGCGCAACGATGCGGATGCGCAGCAGGAATACATTTACGAGGTGGTTTACCTTGTGAACACGTTAACGCCGCGAGTGGGCGAGGTGTTAACGGAACAGCAGGTATTAGACCTGCAAGAAGCCCAAAAAATTAACTTTGAAGTCAAGAGCAGCAAAGCGACGATTGTGAGGTAGCGAACAATGGCAAATACGATCCAAATAAAGCGCTCGACCAGCACGGCTACTCCAACAAGCTTGGCCGCTGGCGAATTAGCGTACAGTGAAAACAGCCTAAAACTGTTTGTAGGTGAAAGCGGCAGTGGGGTGCGCGTAGTCGGTGGTGAGGGCGCATTCTTGCGCAGTGACGCCAATGATACGTTTGACGGCAACCTAGTGGTTACCGGCAGCTTAACGGTACAAGGCACCACCACCACGGTTGAAAGTAACACCATTGCGGTGGGCGATAACATTATCGTTCTCAACAATGATGAAACCG